GATAACAGGAACACCAATCAGCGGATCAACTGGTTCGTTCACAACAATGACCACTACTAATGCACAAATTACCGGTGGATCAGTAACTGGCTTGCTGAATTTGACAGCAACAACTGCCGAAGCAACAAACTTCAGCAGTGGTAATGCACAGATCACTGGTGGATCAGTAACTGGCTTGTTGAATTTAAGTGCTACAAATACCAGCACAACAAACTTTGCTACTGGTAATGCACAGATCACTGGTGGTGCGATAACAGGAACACCAATCAGCGGAAGCACTGGCGCATTTACTACAGCACAGGCAACAAACTTCAGTAGTGGTAACGCAGTAATCAGTGGTGGTAGCATCAACGCAACACCAATTGGTGCAACAACAGCCAGCACAGGTGCATTTACAACATTAAGTGCTACGACAGCTACAGTATCTAACTTACAAGCAACAAGTGGGTCAGTAACTGGCTTATTGAACTTGACAGCAACAACTGCACAAGCAACAAACTTCAGCTCAGGTAACGCACAGATCACTGGTGGTGCGATAACAGGAACACCAATCAGCGGAAGCACTGGCGCATTTACTACACTAAGCGCAAGTGGTGTTGCAACAATTGGCGGTAACTTAGTAGCTGACGCAACAACAGCTAGTACAACTACAACAACTGGTTCTATCGTAACACTAGGCGGTGTTGGTGTAGCAGGTAACGTTAATGTTGGGTTAGGTGCAACGATCAACACAACACAGACAGTCGGTGCAGACCTTTATGCTAAAGGTCATGTAGATACATCACTGTTATGGGCACATGCTGATACATCATATGATCAAGTTATTGTTGGTGGAAGCGCAACTGCAGCTAACCTGGTACCAGGTGCTAAATTAGTCGTCAATAGCTCAGATGCTATGTTGCTACCAGTTGGTACAACAGCACAACGTCCAAGCAACATGGGTTATACTGATGTAACTGGTATGTTACGCTATAGCACAACAGCCGGTACAATGGAATACTACAACGGTACAAAATGGAATACCATGAGTACACAGTTCACCGTTATTACTGACCAACAGTTTAACGGTGACGGCTCGACTGTAGCATTTACATTGAGCCAAGCGATAACAACTGCTGCTGCTATTGTTAGTATCAACGGTGTGGTACAGATCCCAAGTCTTGCTTACACGATCAGCGGAACTACACTGACATTTACACAAGCTCCGGTGACAGGTGACGTGATTGATGTGCGTGTATTAACAACATCACAGACCATTTCGGCAATTTCGAGTGTAAATGGATTGATGGGATTCTATGCAGACAATAACGGTGCTTATATAACAACAGGTACAACTACAGCAACAACAACCACATACTGGGAACCTGCTGGCGCAGAAGTTAGTGCCGTGGCAAATGTTAGTGTAGCAACTGCTAACACACTAACAACTGTTGATACAATGGATAACACCAAGTATCGCACAGCTAAGTACGTGATCCAAGTTACTAATGGGTCGAGCTATCAAGCGATGGAAGCATTGGTAATTAGCGATGGCACAACAGCAACAGTAACAACTTATGCGATCGTTGAAACTAACGGTAGCTTAGGTACACTGAGTGCTGTACAAAGTGGTACCAATGTGTTGGTACAGTTTACTGCTATAAATGCATCAACAGTGGTAAGAGTCAAGAAAGATTATATTGTAATCTAATGTAGTACACAGTGGGGTTAGAGGGCTAACCCCACTGATTAATTAACCTTATCGGGGAATATGGAACCGGGGAAATAAATATATGTCAAACGGAAATTTTATAGTACAAAATGGATTACAAGTAGGTCCATTAACGATTTTTGCCAGTAACGGTACAATCGCAACCACAGGTACGATCAGCACAGGTGGTGCAATAACACAAGAAATCATCCAAAATTTCAGCACAGGCAACGCTGAGATATCGGGTGGTAGCATTAATGGTACATTGATCGGTAACGCAGTACCAAGTTCTGGTGTGTTTACCACATTAGATGCAACTACATTATTTACTACAAACTTTAGCACAGCAAACGCACAGATCACTGGTGGTGCAATCAGCGTCACTAGCTTGAGCGCAGGCCCGATTAACGGCTCGTACGTTGAAGCTACAAACTTCAGTACTGCTAATGCACAGATCAGTGGTGGTAGTATTTCTGGTGTTTCTTTGAGCTTAGACAGCTTAAACAGCACACCCATTGGTGCAATAACACCAAGTACTGGCGCATTTACAACATTAACTGCCAGTGGCAATGTAGCTGTAAATAGCTCATTATATGCCGAAGGTATATATGATAATAGCTTTCGTGTAGTTAGTTTAAGCTCTGGCGCAGGTAATTTAACTATCAGTGGCCCAACAGTCACATTAACTGCTACGGGCCCAGGAGCAACAACAGTTGGTAGCGCAACAGCGATACCAATTATCACCACAGATGCTTATGGCCGTATTGAGGCACTATCAACAGCTTCGGTTAGTTCAACATTAAGTCTGGCTGGTAATAGTGGTACAGGTAGCGTAAACCTACTGAATCAGACATTAACAATTGATGGCGGCACTGACATCAGTACATCAGTAAGCGGCCAAACAATAACAGTCAACGATACCAGCACATTAGCAAGCGTTACCGGACGCGGCGCAAGCACATCAACAGCGGTAACATTAAATGGTGGCGCCACAATCAGCGCATTAACCGTAACTGGTACAACATTACTACAAGGTAATGTACAGTTAACAGGCCCGGGCGAATTTGTAACTAACAACTTGGTAGTTAGCGGTAACTTATACGTTTCTGGTAATACCACAACAGTTAATGCAACCGCAGTGACAACAAACGATTTGTTATATGTGGCTGCTGCAAACGCTACTACAGCGGCTGCTGCTAACGGTGCCGGGCTAGCAACACCATATTCTGCTCTGACATTTAACAGTGGATTGACAGCATGGTCCAGCAATGTTGCACTATATGCTCCTAGCTTGTACGACAACAACTTGCGTGTGATTACAGATGTGACACCAAGCGCAGGCACAGGTATCAGTATTGGTAGCTTGGTAGCAACAGGTCCGACAGCTTCGTTCTCAATCACCAACACTGGCGTGACTAGCTTAACCGCTGGACAAGGCATTACTTTAAGTGGAAGCACTGGCAGTGTAACAGTTAACAACACAGGTGTACTTACTTTAAATGCCGGTACAGATATTAGTGTAAGCGCAAGCACAGGCATCGTGACAGTTAACGATACCAGCACATTAGCAAGTGTAACTGGGCGCGGTGCAACTACAGCTAGCCATATTGCATTGACAGCAAACGGCCAAGGTGTTGGTTCTGCGTCTACACTAAATGTCACTGGCGATATCACAACAGACAGAGGTAATAACACCGGCGTTGTTTATCTAGGTAACAGCGGCAGTAACTATATCTACTACGATGGCACAAACTACAACATGCCTGGCGGTAGTTGGTTGCCTAGCGGAGCGGGTACTTACAACTTAGGTAGTTCAACTGAATACTTTAACACTGTCTACGGTAAAGCAACTACAGCACTATACGCTGACTTGGCAGAGAACTATCAGGCTGATAAAGCCTACCAACCTGGTACAGTGCTGATGTTTGGTGGACTAGCAGAAGTGACAGTTGCTGACGCAGATACAACACGTGTTGCAGGTGTAGTATCTACCAATCCAGCTACGTTGATGAACGGTGGATTAACTGGTCCAAATGTAGTGCCGGTGGCGTTTACAGGTCGTGTACCATGTAACGTTATCGGTCCAGTGGCTAAAGGTGACTTGATGGTATCTGCAGGATTTGGGTACGCTAAAGTCAACAACACCCCACAGATTGGTCAGGTAATTGGTAAAGCTCTACAAGATTACCCAATCAACGGCAAAGGTGTTATTGAAGTAGTAGTTGGTCGATTCTAAATCGGAGTAATGGAATAAGGGACCTTCGGGTCCTTTATTTTTGGCTAAATATTACAAAAGGCGACGACGATGGCACTTACGAGACCTAAGGTCTGGAATTTAAACACTGATATAGAATACTTTACAGATCCAATGGTGGTCCTTCATCAAGGTGCAACCACCCCGAATGTTGATGTTGGGTTCTTGTTCAATCGTGCCAACGGTCTAACTTCTAATGTTGCACTATATTGGAGTGAGTCTGCGCAAAGCGTAGTAGCAGCATTTACTGCCAATTCTGGTACCAGCGATAGCAATATTTCTGTAGCTAGCTATGCTAATGTCACCGCCGGGAACGCTTATGTTCAAGCATTGTTTACTACCGACGGACTGTTTTGGTCCGCAAACGGTTACCCGATCAGCACAGGCGGCGGGGCTACCATATCAGGTACACAAGGTCAGATACAATACAATAATAACGGAACACTGGGAGCAACTGATCTTTATTATTGGTCAGCTAATAGTTCTGTTAGTTTTGGTAATGCACAATCTTTGATGTCAAGTAATACCATTTCTTCTATCACTAATGCCAGCACATTGATTGATTTTTTTAGTGCAACAGATTATCGTAGCGCAAAATACGTGATTTCTGTGACAGACAATATTAACAATCAATACCAGACTAGCGAAATAGTTTTAGTACACGACGGCGCAAACAGTACTATCAGTAGTTACGGGATAGTATATACAGGAACATCACCAATTGCTACATTCTCATCAAGTATTTCTGCAAATCAAATAAACTTATACGCACAAGGCACTAGCACGCAAAACACAGTAAAAATAGTCAGAACACTTATTCCTGTGTGATTTGCGATAAATATAACATATTAAAGGATATTTGTTCATGCAAACACTAAAAAAGATTTATAGAAATAACTACGCAGGCGAAAACATCGTTACACAATTAAATTTACAAAATAACGAATGGCAACCTGCTACAGAATTTGTGCCAAACAGCATTACAAATACCCATACTACTACACAAGCAGTTGCTATTGGAAATGGGGTAAGCAGAGAAGGGTTTGATCTTTCAGTTATAGCAAATCATAAAGGCGGGTTATTTGGTGTTAACCGACTTCAAAGTTACGGTTGTAATGCTCTTTACAGAAATTTTTCTCCTGATTTCTTAGTAGCAGTTGGCGACCCGATTATTGCTGAAATTGCAGGATCTTCTTATCCTACTTCAAATATTGTCTACACACACGCAGACTCTATTATCAAATATCCGGGTAAATTTTATTTGATACCACAAAACATCTATCTGGACGCAGGCGCGATTGCAGCATATTTGGCTGCTTTTGACGGGCATTCTAAAGTATATTTACTGGGGTTTGATCAATATGATATGCCAATGTCTCCGTTAAACGTCTATACAGGTACTGCTGGATATCCGGCAACAGATGCTACAGTCAACGGTGAATTTATCGCATTAAGCCTGGCTACAGTAGTAAAAACATACTCTGATGTTGAATTTATTCGTGTTATGCCTGCAGCAGAATATTGGTTACACCCATCCTTACGAACACTGCCAAACTTCCGTCAGATTGACTTTAGAGATTTTGTCCTAGAAGCAGACATTGGTTAATCTAGTATAGATTCTAAAGTCTTAATTTTCTTTTTTACTGCATCAAATTTGAAACTACGCCAAAGCCCCGGATGAAGGGGTTTTGGATATTCATCTAATGGCACCCAACAATAGCCCACATGCTCGTCGTTTAAGATTGGTACAAATTCTTCGTCTACTGATACTAGAAAAGTATAGTAGACAAATTTTTCATTGTCGGCTGTGAAAGTTTCTAAGGGTATGAATTTACGATCGGCATAGTCTTGTCCAATCTCTTCCTGTATTTCTCGGACCAATGCCTGCACTACTGTTTCTCTGGGTTCAATCTTACCCCCAACTATGCCCCAGCAGTGTTTCTGCGTTTTATTTCTCAAGAGAAAAAGATAACGATTAGTAAAGCGACTGTAGATCAGTGCACCTACCCCTTCTTTATGTTTATTCATAAGCTGACTAAAGTACTAGACTCCATTGACCGCTGACATAGAACCCTTCGTAGCTTTTAGACCACTGACTGTTCTGCCAGACATACTGTACATTTGTATTTAAGTTAGTCACGTACTGTACAGACAATTCTCTGCTGTCAAAGCTGACTGTCCAATAACTGCCATTCCATTGGATGACGTCATTGGCATTTGCGATCAAATTAGTGCCCGCAGATCCTGCCCATGCTGCTGCAGATTCGCTGTCAGCAGAACCGATAGGATTCAAAATCAAGTATCTCGTACCAACAGCGGGATTTAATATTTTATTATCGACTGTAACAGTTCTTGGATCGATGATAGCATCTACAGGTGCAAGGGTATTAGCAGGTAGTGTGCTAGCAATGGGAGTGAATAATAAATTATTTGTGTTAGTAGGATCGTATGCTACAGTGCCTACAATCTCGTGCTGTCCGTCTGTGTGATCAAAGTACAGCCTGATTTGACTGATACCATTGTTAAGCTGACCGTAGGTATTGACTAGGCCCGCCCACGAAATAGGCGCTCCAGTGATCGATCCTGTGCTGGTTTCAAAAGCACCTTGTTTGTATAATGTTAATGTATTGCCCAAGTAGAGTACTTCATAATTCATAGGTGTATATTTCTGTTGGCTAACCAATCCCTGTAGTGTAGTAATGACATCTGGATTGAGTCCGCCGGATTCGTCGTAGATGCTAGCAATAATCTCTGCAACCACACCCATCTTTTTGACTTTTGCTGGTAAGGTAATCCATATAGGCAGTTCAAAGGTAAAAGTCATGATGTTGATAGTGGTATCATCTGCACCCGCTGGTACAGTACGATTAGTCCAAACAGTATCTGTCAAAAATACAGCACTCAAGCTGCCCCAGTCGATGTAATTGTCTGAATTCTGTATCTCTAGTGCAGGGTTAAACAGTGGTGCGATCTGTTCAAACAGTTGATTCTGTTGCTCTTGGTTGCTGGTCCATACATCAACCTTGAGCTGTAGTTTATACGGGGCAGGCATCAATCGTTCCACAGTATAAAGCCCATCTTGTGTTCCTGTATATTGTTGTGTTACAGGATCATATATCTGCTCTCTTACAGTCATCTTACCTTCAAAGTAAGGATTAAGCACACGGTCCCTATCATAGTTCATTGATGAAATATACACAGCCATAGCAGGCACTGCATTTAACGCGTTCTCGCTGTTGTTACGAAGTATCATACTGGCCTGTCTACTAGCGTCACCATAGTAGACCGGAACGGTCTGCAGAGTTTTATTACCTTGGCTATCCTGCCCAAACTCTACTTGGAAATTACTGATCATTCTTATGAATTGTAAGACGAATCTTCTTACCTGCGCATCATAAGCATATTGAACTAATGGCATACTCTATCCTTAATTTTGATTATCCGCTTTTGGAGTTAAGACTACACTGAGATTCTGTCGTTCGTTGTGTGTCGTACCAGCGGCATCTGTATATGTGTTGGTGTTGTTTACGTAACCGTTGCGTACTGTCTGATTATTTGCAGCACCCGGAGTGATATTAGTACGTACAGCATCTTCAACTTTGCGCCAGAAATTACCATCAAAACGGAACAGTCGATTAGGCAAGTAATCTAAACGCAAGAAATAATCTCCCTCTGCAGGATTGGTTGGGAAGGCAATACCGGCACCAGTGACGATACTGTTTGGCGCCCGCCCATCTCCTGTTAGATATCCTTCGATCTTGCTTGCGGGGCTGGCAACACCGGAGTCTGCAGAGGGATTTAATTGATCGGCAGTGATAGCAAAATTGTCAGAGGTGATAGGGTTGCCCACCGGATCCTGTTCGTCGGCGGTAGTAGGTAAAGTATAAAACGTACTAGTATCGTATCCGCTCAGAGGAACATCTATTTCTGCTTGTGCGATGATCTGCTCATTTAGATTTAGATACTGATTATATGTGCTCAATACCTGACCCACTGGAGTAGTGGTTACATTAGGATCTCCTGCTGCGATATTATTGAGTATATCTTTGTATTCTTGACTGTCTACTAGGGGATTTAGTTTTACACGCCATAGATGTGGCCACCAAGTTGGTGAAAATCCTTCAGCAGCAAAACTAGCATCACCCACTACATAAAATCTCTTGAGCGCAGCTGGTAAGTCAGAATTTAATGCATCATAATCTTTTAAGTGCTCTAACTCCAAGACATCACCTGCCATTAACTTTCTACCAATGAGATCAACCATATCACGCAGATGGAAGACCATGAATAGCGTGCCCGATTGCAAGAATAAACCAAACTGTGTAAGATCAAAATCTTGGTCAGCTCGTTGATAGATACCGCGCATTTTATAGATATTGGTATCGTATTTTCTATCTCTGTTTTCAACCCAAAGCAGATCCTGTATGTTTAGTGCACTCTGGTTAGTGTAGGCTGGTTTAGTAGCATCTGCACTAAACCCTATCTGTGTGTTAGCAGGCACAGCTAGCGAAGTAGCTAGGCTGAGTGTAACACTGGTGCTAGTAGTAGAAATGACCTGCGCACCGGCAACAATACCTGTACCATAGACAAACATACCATTTGTAACACCTGTGGTATTACTGAAATTTAAAACTACATCTGGCGCAGTTTGGCCGGCGCTGGTACTGACGTATAATCCCTGTGGATTCGTGCCTAGATATTTATGTAACAGTATACCAGTTCCGCCAATGGTGAATTGTTCGGATATGCGCCTATCGAAAAATTTATAGTCCGCACTATGTTTACCATCTTTCCAAAGTGAGAGTCTTGCCAATTTAGTATATCCCTAAAGTATCAAGTATTTATGGTTTTTCGGCTTCGGCAATTATCTCCGTGCCATCTGTTGAAGTTTGTTTTACCTTTACCTGTTTTATTACAATGGGGGCAAGTAAACACAAACATAGTAGCTATCTTTTTGGCACTAAATTTAGCACGTTCTTCATTGGTCCATCGTTTATTAGCAGATTCTCGCATTTTGACTTTAGATTCTTCGGAGTATTTAAAACCTGGCCTAAAGCATTTTCCAGCTCGAAATTCTGACATTTTAGCTCGTTGTTCCTCACTCCATTTTTTACCATAATTATAATTTCTTTCTCCTACTAAAATACCTTTACGTGCAATTCTGCGTAAATTAGCGCATTCTATCCTATTAGACTCAAAAGCACGAGAATTTATATATCGATTTTCTGACAATAAGTGACCCATTGCGTGTAGTGCATAAGCCATCTTTTGTTTAGCAATACCGGCAGTCATTTTAGTGAGTAACCAATGACAGATAAAATGTTCTCGGGCTGTTAATTTAACTAAATTGTTGGCAGAATTGTTGCCTCCGAGACTTTTTGGAATTATATGATGCTGTTCAGTATATATTTCGTCGGGTAAAGATCTTGAGGTTGCGCGGTATACAATGTTATAATACCAGCGTGTATATTTGTTGTTAATAAATATCATTGCTGTAACTCCCTTTCAGTTATAGAGCCGGTGGATCCTGCCAGATCGCGATCGGCATTTTTATTTATTGTATTTTTTGGAATTGACTAGTAAATAATTTCCGTGTATAATATACAAATACTGTAAAATGAGAGCATAAAATGGCTAAAGTTAATGGTAAAACAATCACCCCCAGAGCTAAAGTTAAACCTACCAGATCGCCCATAGTAGCCGATGAAAAGTATACTGGCACAGAACCAATCTGGGATACCGAGCGTGCACTGACCTTTGACAAAGCAGAGTTTGACAGACACTTACGGCGAAGCTTCTTTTACTATAACTATTATTACACTATCCGTGACACAAGAAAACATCTCAACGCTTGGATTAAAACCAGCGCAGATTATACAGTAGAACAGAAAAAACTATTCGAGCGTGCACCAGATCGTGCTATCCCAAGTACTGTGTGTAATCTCATTATGGCACATCGCAAAGGTATGCCATTGTTAGATCGACATAAAGAGTACATACAGGAAAAGGTGCTTGGTGCTATTAAGCAAGCAGAACCTGAACCTGCAGCAGAAAAACCTAAAACTGAAGCGTACCGCCCAACTATCCAGGACCGGTTAAACGAAAAAACAGCAGAACAGATCGGAGAACTAGAAGGACAGTATGATCTAGCAGTTAAAAATACCGCAGATTTTAAAGTTTACGAATTTTTAGTTGAGCAAAAAGTACCACAGAGCCAACTGAACAAATTCGAAGATGTTTACCGAGCACGTCGTGCCGAACTAGAGCTAGCACAGAGCAAAGCAGATGAGCAGTTAACCGAGGCCTACAGTCATTATCGTGCCGCTGACTATAAACGTATCTACGGTTTTATTGATTCGATATTGAGTGCAGTTGAACAATATCGTGGAGTGAAAAAAGCTACTAAGAAACTGCGCGTTAAACGTCCCGTCAGCAAAGAAAAACTAGTAGCCAAACTCAAATATGCTAAAGATAACAAAGAGTTGAAGCTAGTCAGCATCAACCCTGCAGATATCCCAGGCGCAACCACATTGTGGTGCTACGATACTAAAACAAGAAAAATTATTGTTTATCATGCCGACGGACTTACTGGG